CCGTACGTCACCTGGTTGTCGCAGGCGGTGTCGTACGCTACATCGGCGTCTGAAATGTATTCGATATGACGGATCATGCCGTCGAAAATCTCTGCGACCTCGACATCCGCGTCGTCATCGACCGGGATGACGTTGGGCGACGGCCTGTTTTGCCGCTGCTCGTTGGTCACCTGCCGCACGTGCTGCGGCAGCTTGTTGATCGTCAGGCACGGGCGCGCGTTGATGGTCTGGCCTTGCACCGACCCTCGTACTGACAGCACATCCGCTGGCCACTGATAGTGGTTGTCGGACGAGCCTGCCATAAACCGCAGGTCGTCCAACTGATCTTCTCGCGTGTCGCTGTACGCGGCCACCGCCATCTTGAAGCGACTGCGCATCTGCGACAGCTTATGCGCAGTGTCCTTGTCCGGCGCGCCGCCTACATCCGAGACTTCTGCCGCGCCAATGATGCCCGTAGGCCATTATTTCTTCTTGGCGGCTTGCCGTTTGGTGGAGTACGCAATGGCCACAGCCTGTTTTACGGGCTTACCGGCCTTGACTTCAGCCGCTACGTTCTTGCGAAAGGCGGCTTTGCTGGGTGATTTGACGAGCGGCATGGCTATTTCTTCTTGGCTGTTTTAGCGCTTTCTTTGAACGCTTTGGCGGTGGGTGCGCCCGGTGCGCCGGGTTTTCTCATCTTTTCGCCCGATCCGGCTTTGATGCGCTCGCGTTTGGCGTTGATGTTAGCGTACAGACCAGGTTTCATTTCAGCACTTCCATCGTTTGAGCGCCGCTTTGGCGCGTTCGCCATCTTTGGCCTTGGCAGCTACCCCGCCCATGCGTGCGCAGAAGCTAGCCTTGCGCCCCTTGTCTGCTTCTGTCTTGGGGCTAGGCGCGGGCGCTTTTAAATTGCTGCCGGTCGCGCGATTGTACTTCTCGCGCCCCTTGGCCGTCAGCCCAGCGCCTTGGCTGGTGGGGCGCTTCTCGCCGCGTCCCACTGACAGGCTGACCCCATCCAGCCGGTTGCGCCTGCGGTGCGGTCGCTGTAGTGGCGACGGGGCATGGCTGCGCGGGGTTCGCGGGAGGCGACTGGAAATGCAAACGTCACCGCGATCGCATCGGCGGCGTCAGGAGAAGCTAGACCCCTGGCTTTCATATCCTTCTTGCTCTCCAAGAAGATCGTACCGCTTGAGTCGGGTTTGGTCTTCGGCCCGGTCAGATCCGCCTTCAGTTGCCTGTCTGGCGCGATCGACGCGGTTTTTAACCAGTCCCGCAGCGCACCCCACAGCTCAGCGCGCTTGTTACCCCACATTACTTGGTTCTTGGCTTTCCAGCCAAAGTTGACCCCACGCACCTTATACCGCTGTTCAACCAGCCGGTCAAGTATGCCGTACCCCAGCCCACCCTCGTCAATCACCGTCAGCGTCGGTTTGTACTCTTCGATCGCGTCGATGACGTGCCCCACAGTCGTCATCGTATCATCGCCCCGGTACCGCTTAATCGCGATGATGTCGCGCCCTTGGCGCACCGCGATGACCGTCGAGTCACCGCCCGACCTGGCTGGGTCGATGCCGATCACAATTGGCGCTGTCTCGTCCTTGTGCTTGGGTCGGCCAAACGCTTGATCGACCAGCGCGGGTCCAATGAACTGGTCGTCGCCCGCGCTGGGGAATTCGCCGTACACCTCGACCTTGGCCTGTATCGAGTCTTCGCCGTACTCCGCGATAATCTGCTCGTAGACCTGTTTGTCGGTGTCTTCGACGTCGCGAGCGTCGATGTTTTCGGTCGACCAAAAGTCGCGCTTTGAGTTGAAGCACTCAAAGAAGTAGCCTTGATTGCGGCGCGGATTGGAGAAAGCAAACCAGAACCTGTGCGGCGTGTTTTCTGTGAAGAAGCCGGCGGCCACTTGCCAGATCGAGTCTGGAATACCAGACGCCTCATCGAAGATCAGACACACGCCGTCCAGGTTGTGCAGACCGGCGTAAGCGTCCGGGTTCTCTTCCGACCACAGACGCCCCTCGATCGACCAGAAGCGCGTGCCTTTCTTCAAGTCCCGCTCGACGATCTCCGCTAGCCATTTAGCTGGCGAGACTTTGGTTGCGCTGATCTCAAACCAATGGCTGTTGATCATCATCGCCAGCCACTTGGTGATCTCTGACCAGGTGATTGACCGGAGCTGCGCCTCACTGTTGGCCGACACGATCGTCGTGGATCCTATGCGCGTTGAGAGCATCCACAGCACGAGCCAACTGACTAGCGCAGACTTACCGATCCCCCGGCCTGACGCAACCGCCAGCCGGAAGACGTTATAGTCAACTTTGCCGCCGTTGTCTTTGATGTGCTGCGTAATCTTCCGCAGCACCTGGCGCTGCCACTTGCGCGGGCCTTTGTAGTTGGCCAGTGGCGTGCCGTGTTGCCCCCACGGGAACGCAAAGTTTACAAACGCTTCCGGGTCGTCTTTGATGCGCGGCTGCCAGAGCCGCGTCATCAAGAGCATTTCATCAGAGGCGTTGTAGATCGGCTGCTGCAAGTGTTGGCTCCAGTCGTTCTGTTACCTGCACGTCAATGACGCGCTGCTCTGCTTTCTCAAGCGCCGATATTACGCTGATCTGCTGCGCTACGTCGATCTGCACCTGCTGCTTAGCCACCCAATCGTGGCGATGGCGCAGGATCTCCAGCGCCGCTTTGGTGTCGCCTGACATAGCTGCGTCCATCATCACAGCCGCAAGCGCCCCTTCTGCGTCAGCGCGTCCCTTCTGTTCTGCCATCTCGGCAATCGGGTCCATCTCGCACAGACGCCGATACTCGGTCGGCAACATGCCGGCTTTCAACGCCAGCGAGTCACCCTTTAGACCCAACTTGGCAGCCTCGTAGATGCGCTGCAAACGCGCCTCGGTCGCCTCTAGTTTGCGCGCGGTAAGCGGCAAGGATTGGAAGGTCATGGCCAGATGGTGTGCTGCAAATAGTGTTGCAAGTAATTATAGCATTTTGCAAAAAAATTTGTGCAACCCCTCCGTTTTTGACCGGCCCGGTCGCCGGCCCTCACCGGGGGCTCTCCGCCACGCGGCCCCGATCCGTCAGCCGTCAGCCGTCAGCCGTCAGCCGTCAGCCGTGCGCCCTGGGCGCCTGGTCAATGGGTCAAATGGGTCATGGGTGCAGGGTGTCGGTCATCGCGTTTGATGGGTCAAATGGGTCATGACCCTTTAAGGTCGTATCGGTAATGGGTCAAATGGGTCATGACCCTTTGAGTCGCAAACCATGTCAAAAAGGGCAAAAGCGCGTGCCGATGGGTCAAATGGGTCAATGGGTCATGACATTTTTTTTGGCGCCAGCGTTTGCGGGCGCGTCCCCAGCGGTCTAGCTGCTACCGTTTCACCTATAAAACAAAATCATTTTTTGATTAAAAAGTATCAACTCATGACCCATTTGACCCATTGCACTGTGGAAATCGGCGCCGACGCCATGACCCCGACCCGACCCAGCGCGACCCATCGCGCGATGGGTCATGCAAATCGCTTGCACTGCTACAAATGTTGTGGCAAGATGCTGTCCATGCGCTGCACACCGCGGCGCGCTAACTGGAGCCGACGACATGACCAAGCACCAACAATCAACCATCAACACCACACTCGCGCGCCTGCCCGCGCTCGGCGCTGACTATGCCGCGCGCGTGCTGTCCGCTTTGCACCGCTCCGCGATACGCGCCACGCAACAACGCGAGATTGCCGCGATCGCCGCCGCGCACGGTCTCACCCGCTCGCCTGACTGGATTGTCTAACCATCACCCGCGCGCCTACGGGCGCGCTTTCAACCCTTGGAGACTGACACCATGTATCAAGTTCATCTATCACCCAAGTCTGCTAACGCGAAGACGGGTCCGATTCCAGTATCGACCACGACGCGCGCAACTTGTCCGACCGATTGCGCCATGCGCAGCGCGTGTTATGCGTCGTCTGGTCCGCTCGCGCTGCACTGGTCCGCTGTATCGTCCGGCGCGCGCGGCACCGGCTGGCAAACTTTCGTCGACGCGATCGCACAATTACCTGCCGGTCAACTGTGGAGGCACAATCAAGCGGGTGATCTACCGGGTGACGGCGCCACGGTCGATCCGGTCGCGCTGGGTCAACTCGTCGCAGCTAATCGCGGGCGTCGCGGGTTCACGTATTCTCATTACCGTGACGGCGCGTCGCTGTCTTGGATCAAAACTGCCAATGAATGGGGGTTCACGGTCAACCTGTCCGCGAACGATCTTGCCGACGCGGACACGCTCGCCGACACCGGCGCCGGTCCGGTCGTGTGCGTGCTACCGTCAACGACGACCGAAAACACCCGCACACCCGCTGGGCGTCGCGTCGTCGTATGCCCGGCAACGCAACGCGATGACGTTAGCTGCGCGACCTGCCAACTATGCAGCCGGCAGCGTGACGTGATCGTCGGCTTCCCGGCGCATGGTTCGCGTAAACGTGTGATCGATATCAAACTCGGAGCCTGACCATGCCCCAAAACTTCATCGAATGGGTTATTTTCATCGGCGCCGGTATCGCGTTCGGGCTTGTACTCTTTTTTGGACTATCAGCATGAAACGACACTATGGTGAGACCAAAGCGCAACGACAAGCGGACTATTGCGCGCGATTCTCTGATCTGCTATTGACCCGCGCGCCTCAGCTATCGGGGCGCATAGAATGGCCGGCGGTCCTTCACTATTTCCATTCTGGCGCGCCAGTGGCCGACGCGGTCGATCAATATTGCATGGCCCGCAACATCATATAGGAGACACCATGAAAACCCTTCGCAGTTTTGCTGAAATCCCGCCCAGCGCTCAATTCATCGGCGCTGGATACCCTGATGGCTCGATGGACGCATCGGTACGCGACGCGCTCGATGACGCGCTTGAGCCCGCACGGGTACGCGATCGCGCGGGCGCATGGTTCTATTTTGAACTGGCGCGCGAAATCGAATGACAGCGGCAATCCTGATCGGTCTGCTAGTCGCGGTGTTGGCGGTCGCCTTGCGACTCTAACCCTTCCCGCAAACAACAAGGGCGCCTCACGGCGCCCTTTTTTATTTGACCGCTCGCAGCATGCCTCCGCCGCCGCTCGCGTCTAACATGCGCCTGATCTCGGATTTATTGCCTCGGACCTTGTCCAACACGTCCGGCGCAGCGTAGACGTGGACCTTGTTCCCATTGTCCGCCGTTTTGACCCGCCCAAGATCGATCCAGCCTGCCTCGCGTAGCGCGTGAAATAGCGCGTAGACGCTGCATTTAGTACCGGCGGGCATCGAAGCCTGCAATCGGTCCACCAGTGCCTGCCACGGCCCTTGCGCGGCGCCTAGTGCGAATTCGCCGCGACGCTGGCGCATCATCTCGACCAGTGCCGACTCGACCGCTGATAGGCCCGCTGCGAGCATGATCGCCTTCGCTTCGGTCATTGGGGGCGCGCCGCCAGGCGCGAAATTGCTCACGTCCCGCGCGCGCAGATAACTCGCACCTGCATCGCGTCCGCCGCCGGTCTTTAGCCAGTCCCAGATTTCGTCGCCCTCTTTGATCGTCAATGGCCGCGCGTCCGACCAAAGCACGTACCAGCGACGATCGTCCGACGGGAGTGTTATCGCCATGCGCTCGTTCGAGAATGCGACCACGGACAGGCGATTTAGCGCATCGAACGGGTGCAATCCCTTCCGATTGACCGGAATCAATTCCGGCGGCGCCGCCAGCAAAGGTTTCAATCGGTTTTCCAGCGCGCGACGGTCGTGCGCTTCCGCTTGGCGCAGTTCATTGATGACCAGCACCTCGGACATCAGCGAGTAGCCCCATTGGCTATTCAATTCCTCGTTCTTAACCAGCGCAATATTTTCCTTCGATAGCCCGCCGACCGCATACAGAAACGGCTCAAAAATCGTATCCTTTCCGATGCCATGCGATCCGCCCAGCAGAATCCCGTGATTGATCTTCTGC